AAGTAAACCACATACTCGCAAGTGATATTGTTCCTGCTATTATAATACCAATAGTTTTTAAATCTAATTGTACGTTTGTGTCTTCACTAATCTTTGTTGCCATTTATTTTTTGTCTATTTGTTTTAGTTTACTTATTGCCCAATTAACACCTGCAGAACCTCCCCAAGCATCCCACATTAAACCTCCACATCCTTCTGTATATGGAACGTCTTTGTGTTGTTGATGTCTCTTAAACGAAGCCATACGAGATATTGTGTCTCTTGTTATGTTTTTACCATCTGCTAATTGTCTTGCACGAGTCCAGCCAACTTGTGTTCCACATTTAGAACCATTTTTTTCTTTAAATGCTATTGCTCTTTTTGCATTGTTTTTTGCACCTTGTGGGTAGTCATTATATGATTCTAATTCTACAGAACCTTTAAAAGATTTATAACAAATAGCTACAGCTTGTTTTTCAGGATGGTACTTCATTAATTGAGGTACGCATCTCATCATATAGTCTTTTTGTTTTTCTCCTTGTTTCTTTTTAGGTATCGGCATTATTATAAAATTTAAAATGTAATACAATAAATATTACATAAATGTTTAGTTCGCTAAAATCACTACTTTCATCTTCTGGTAAATAACTAAAACCTATTAAAATACCTAAAGCAAACCTTTCTATAATAGCAAACTCTATTTTTTTCATTTGCAGCCTTTACACCCTGTATATGTATAGTACCTGCCTTTGCGTTTTATTTCTAAAACTTGTTTTCTGTTTTTCTTTTTATTCCAACTAACGTGAATCCACTTTGGTTCGCCTTCTTCATTTGGATATTCGTTAATTAAAATATCATAATCTAAATTGTCTTTTATGTAATGAAACATTTCAAGATTAGTTTTACCCCCTAAAGAATCTAAATCTATCGCTAAACCTTCTTTATGAGCAGATGAAATAGCACCACCAATTCTTGAGTTTAATTCTTCTGACCTATAAAAGCTGTTTATTCTAATAGGGTGTTCTACCCATTCTCTTAATGGTTGGAATATTTTTTCAGCTATTAACTCCATATTTTCAATATGTTCTTTTTTAGGCTTATTAGATATGCCTAAACGCTTTGCTGTTTCGGAACGTACTGCTTCCTTATAGCTTATGTTTTCGCTTATTTTTTTCATACATTAAATACCATTTATGAGTTGTGTACAGGATAGTAACTACAAGCAATATGATTTTTAATACCATATCAATATTAGTAAAACTCAACGTGAACGCTGAAAAATTCATTGCATATAATTTCATATCCTGTATGCTCATTATTATTATTTAGTTTCTTCTTCTATAATCTCGTAAGAACCGTCTTTTAAATCTATGTTTATTTTACCGTAATTTTCTTCTAAACCTTTTTTAAGTTCTTCTTGTTTAGAAATTTCTTCAACGTGCAAATGGTTTAAACTATGTACTTGTGTACTTAATAAACCGATGTCGTGTCTAATAGCATTGATTCTACTTGTTGATTCTTGTAAATCTTTTAATTCTTCTTTTGTAATTTTTGACATTTTATTAATTTTATGATTAAGATATAAATATACTAATTTTTACATTTACATTCTTTCTTTAACAAATCTACTTCTGCTTTTAATTCTTTAACTGCATTAATTAAATACCAAGTTAAATTATCAGAATTTACAGTTTTAACTCCTGTTGTTTGTTCTTCAACTAATTCAGGTAAAACTTTTTCAATTTCTTGAGCGATTACACCTAATTGAACACCTTGTTTTTTTATTACTGCACCTTTTGGATTTTCAAAATCTGTAATTTCTTCTTCTGTTCTATATTCAAAGTTTCTTATTTGAATTTTATTAATAAACTCTAATCCTTTATTATTATCTATAATATTCTTTTTTATTCTTTCATCAGAAGTTGTTGACCAAGTTGTATTGTTGTCTCCTTGAAAAATTGAACCACCATTTGCAGAAATAAATCCTGTATTACTACCTTTACCAACTTCATTTCCTGACCCTATTACAATAGAATTATTATTAGTAGCATTCACTGCTTGAACAGATATACCTATCATAACATTTTGTGCGCCAGTTGTCATAGCAGAAGCTGCATTTTTTCCAATAATAGTATTGTTATATCCAGTTGTTACTGCATAACCTGCTTGATGACCAACGATTGTATTTGTATGACCACTATTTATATAATAACCTGCACGCCTACCAACTAAAACATTATTACTTCCAGTAAATATTCCAACTAATCCTGCTGCTGCGCCAAGTATGGTATTTTCTGCGCCAGAGGTTAATTTTTGTGCTGCAGCAAAACCAAGAACCACATTTTCAGAACCAGTAATAGCATTATTATCACACGCCTGAGAACCTACAATAGTGTTTTGTGTTCCTGTACTTATAAATCTTCCTGATAAAGCACCTAAACAAGTATTGTTTTCTGCTTTATTTTCCTTACCTGCCCAGTAACCTACCATTGTATTATAGTCTCCAGAAGATTGACCATTAACACCAAAATTAGAATTATAACCAACAGATGTATTGTAGTTTCCTGTTTGGTAAGTACCTGTAGAAGTTCCCACACCTGTATTATATGAACTTGTTGTAACTAATTGATAAGCATCATAACCTATACCCACATTAAAAGTTCCACTTGTAACTGCTTTTAAAGCTGCCATACCTACTGCAGTATTATAAGAACCATCTGTATTATCTAATAAAGCCCTATCCCCAACTGCAGTATTTCTTGAGCCTGTTGAATTTCTTAAAGCTTCGTTACCTATTGCAGTATTATCATTTCCTGATACATTTGTATCTAAACTTCTAAAACCTAAAGCAGTATTTCTTGCACCAGATGTATTATTTATTAAATTTCTATGTCCTACTGCTGTATTTTGAATTCCTGTATTATTTTTTAATGCTTCGTTTCCTATTCCTACTGTAGCACCTTGAGTGTTTTGATACCCTGCTAATGCTCCAATAAATACAGTTTCGCTAAAGTCTCCTAAAGTACCTGCTGCTCTTCCTATTGCAATATTAGCATTTCCTACGGTTAAACCCATTAATGCTTCTTCTCCTATTGCAACATTATAATCTCCTGTAGTATTATAACGACCTGCAAAACATCCAAAATAATTGTTTCCAAGTCCAGTGGTTATAGCACCACCTGCATCGCCACCAAAAATTGTATTAAATTGACCAGTTGTTAAGCTATATCCTGCAGTTCTACCATAAAAAGTATTTCTATTTGGAGCATTAGAATCTGAATTATAAATACCACCATTAGCATCTATTCTAAATCTTTCTGTATTATTAGAGGAGAAAACTATATCATTATTTTCTCTATTAACAATTTGTAAAGAAGATTGACCTGTAAAAAATCCTATACTTGCTCCATCACTTGCTGCTGAACCTGTAGTATCATTACCGATATTAAGATACGTTGTACCTGATGCTTGTAAACGAAGTTCTGGTGCTGTTACATTTCCTGTAAAAGTTGCGTTAATTGGGTCAAGCTTAAAAGCATTAGTTCCACTATTATTAAAAAAGAATCCTTCGTCATTAATACTATTTAATATCATAGCACCTGTAGAATCAGTAGATATTTCAGTTGCTACTGCATTATTGGGTCTTTGTAAAATAAGTTTATTTCCACTTCTTATTTCTACATCTCCTGCAAAAGTTGAGTTTCCGTCTGCTGATATAGAAAGTGCTGTAATTGGTGTGCTTGATACTTTTGTTCTAAAATTAATACTACCAGTTGAATAATAACTATCTAAAAAAGTATTTCCAGTAGAACCAGAATAATATAACTTTAATCCTTCTGCTGCTGTACCTACTAAAGTTGCTATATTAGTTAAAATTAAAGAACTGTTTTGAGTTCCTGAAGTAGAACGAGCCTCTAAAATTGGTGCTGAATTTGTTGCTAATATAAATCCTGTAGAAGTTACATTTCCTGCAAAAGTTGAGTTTCCTGAACTGTCAATAGTTACTTTAGCTGAACCACCTGCAAATATTCTTACCCCTTGACCTGCTGATGTTCCTGCAATACCAGACGAAAAATCAGATGCACCATTAAAGAAAATACCTTTGTTTTGTGCAACAAAAACATCATTTCCAAAAGTTCCTGAATTTGTAAAAATTCCATCTCCTGTTACACTAACACCTGTACTTGTAGTTTCAAATTTTTGTACATTATCATAGAATAATTCGACTGAACCATTTTCATAAAATCCAGCTAAATTTTCATTAGTAGTTACTCCTTTAATTCTTATATTTTCAGCTTTAATTTCAATAGAACCAGAATTTTTATATAAAACACCCCCATTAAGTAGAATATTTCCACCACTTGTTATATCTCCTGCGACTAAAGTATTTCCACTTGTAGCATTTACTGTAAACTTATTTGTATTAATTGCTAAATCTCCTGTAAAGGCAGTATTTCCACTTGAAGCTGCTACTGTAAATTTATCTGTATTTACTGCAAAGTTTCCTGTTGAACTTAAATTAGTGTTTGTACTTAATGAGCCATCTACTGTTATTGCACTACCTGATTCAGAAACTATTGAATCTGCTATTACACTTGTTGATGACCATTTAGTTAAGTTACCTGTTGTTCCTGTTCCATCTACTTGGCTATGGTCTAATTTAGTCCATTGATTGTTTGCTCCTGCAATTACCCAATCTCCAATAGTCCAGTTAGAAACACCATTTAATGTAGTAGTACCTCCTACACTAACAACGTAATAATGTCCTTGTGTTATAAAAGGGCTATTATCTATTGTATAGGCTTCTCCTGTTAGCATTATATCTGCATCTAAAGAAAGTGTTGTATCACTATCTACATTTGATACTAATGCAGTTTGACCATCTACTTGGTTAACTACTTGGTCTCCTACTGTTACTGTACTTGTGAAAGAAGCAGAACTATCAACTAACTTGTTTGCAGTTGTAGCAGTTGTTGTTCCTGCTGCTGCTTCTCCACCACCTGAACCTAAAACAGGAGAATTTGTATCTGCATCCCACGAACCCATAAATCTTAATCCACCTGCTAATCCGTTTACTTGTGATTGTAGTTTTCCAAAACCTTCTACTATTGTATCTGTTGCTAAAACAGAACTTGCAGAAGGCGAAGTTAATCCTGTTAATACTTTGCCTGTTACTGAATTATTATCTAACGTTACAGCACCACTTACATTGTTTGTACCATCAACACTTGATATTGTTCCTGTAGCTTGACCTGTTAAAGATAAATCTCTTGCAGTTTCCCAAGCTGTAGCCGTATCTGCATTACCTGTTAAATCTCCTGTTACATCTCCAGTAACATTTCCTGTTACATTTCCTATAACTGCTCCTGTATGAGTACCTGCTGAATTACCTGTTAAATCGCCTGTAACATCTCCTGTTACGTTTCCTGTTAAATTACCTTGTACATTTACATTAATTTGATTAGGCAGTCCTAAAGTAACGCTTTGACCACTTACAACACTATCTATTTCGTTTGTTGTTCCTAAAATACTTAATGATTGAGTGTTTAGGTTTACATCTCCTGTATTTGTGCCATCTGTTATATCTAAATCAGAAGCAGCATCAAGTGTATCAACGTAAGAAGTTGTTGCTACCTTTGTACTATTATCTCCTGCACTTTGAGTTGTAGCTACAGAACCATTTGGTAATGTAATACCTGCACTTGGAAATTGTAAACTTAATCCTTGATTAGAAGCAGTTGATTCTATTTGATTAGCTGTTCCTGTTACTGCGAATGTTTGTGTGTTTAAATTAACATCGCCAGTTCCACTATCTCCACTAAAATCTAAATCACTTGCAGCATCTAAAGTATCTACATAAGATGTTGTAGCTATTTTTGTTGAATTATCTCCTGCTGTTTGTGTAATAGCAGTTGAATTGTCAGGTAAATTAACACCTGTAGAATCTAAAGATAATGTTAATGATTGACCAGAAGCTACTGTTGTGATTTCGTTAGTAGTTCCACCTATTGAAAATATTTGTGAATCTAAATCTATTTGACCAGAACCTGTATCGCCTGTAAAATCTAAATCTTCTATAGTAATTTGAGCAGCTACATAATCTATAATTGCAGCAGTAGTAGGAATTGTAGTATCGTTGTCGTTATTTCCTATACCATCTGCAGCATCTACAAATTTACTTATGATTATATTTTCTCCTGTATCTTTTAAAGAACCAAATTCTAATATAGCAGTAACTTTAAAATCCCCTGCATTATTCATATACAATCCAGAAGATAAACCTGAACCGTCTGTTAATTCTTTTAGACTTGCAGTTAAAGCAGCGTTATCAATAGTTTTTATTAAACCTGAATAAGTATCTGATATTCTTGTGTTAAATAGACTTGCCATATTTTTTATTTTTATTTTCTTGTTTTTTTAAAAACGTCTTTAGTTTTTCTATATTCTTTTGTTTTGGTTTATATCTCATAATACCCAGCCATTAAATAAAGCGTCATAATCAGGGTAAATGTCATCGTTTGTATTACTTGTATATTCAGGATAATCTGACTGGTTAAATGACATAAAATCAATAAAGCGTCTTGAATAATATTCCATAAATTCTCTTGCTTTATCTACCAAATAATCTACTTCATTTTTACTTACCGTTTCGCTTGTTTCTGACCTATGTTTAAACACTCCACCATTCTTAATAGAATAAGCTGCAAAAGGAATATAATATACTTGAGCTGCCCAAATTAACATTGGCTGTAAATAGGTGTTTAATAATGTCTTGTATTTAGCATTAGCAACGTCATCAATTTCGCCATTAGCTATTAATGTTGATATTTTATTATATAAGTCTGTACCTGTATAGTTTTGTATATCTATTTCTTGAGCTACTTTAATAAACTGTATAAATTTATCAGTATCTACATTTCCATCTAATATGGAATTTCTTACAAGGTCAGTTCTATTTATAAATAATGCTGTTGCCATAGTTTTCTAATTTGGGTATGCTCCTCTATTTGGCATATTAATTGGTGCTATTTCTGATTGTTTAGTTCCTCTTGGATTTTTAATATACGTTTTTGGTATTGTTCTTGTTTTCTTATAATCGCTTAAATCTTTCGATGGTTTAGTGTTTTTCTTTAAACGGTATAATTGACGCATCCATTTATGTCTACAATATATTCCACCTTTAAATTTAAATAAATCATAAGGTTTTTTGTTATGTCCTAATTCTCTATTTACACCATCTCTTGACGCTTTATCAATATCTTCAAGTCTATATACAATTCCACTTTTAGATAAACGCATCATATTCTCGCAAAAATCTCTTGTAGAATTACTTGGTTTAGTAGAACCTACTGCATACTTATATCTAATTTTATAATTTTTAGAATCTAAATAACTAAAACCATCTGGTTTAGCACTTATTTCGTCTTTTAGTTGTTGAAATAAACTCTTTTTTTCATCAATACAAATGTTTGCCCAATCTTCATCACTAATTTCAGAACCTTCTTGTAATTCATCTACAAGTTCCCATTCGTCATTTATTACTTCGCCTTTTAAGTTTTCTAAAATAACATCTGCTTGTTCACTTGACATTTTAATAGGAATACAATTAGGAACTAAACGCCCTCCTTTTACTTTCATTCCGTATTGTTCGTAACCAGCTTCACAAGGTTTCTTTAAATCTATTTCATCGTGTGATTCACAAGGCATATACCATACTTTATCTCCTTCTTTGTGTTCGTGATGACCAGAACATCCCATTTTTTTAGCTTGTTCTTCTGCTTCTTCTTTAGTTTCGTAAACTTCGTAACCATCTACTTCTTTTAATTCAACAGACATTTTAACTCCTGTTTCTTCTTCTATATCTTCATCACTTTGTACGCTTCTGTCTACGTCTGTAAATTCTAATGGCTGTAACGTAATAAAGTATAGGTTTAAGGCAATATTATTATAAGCTAATACATTATCAAAAGAATCTATTAAAAGCTCTTGAAATGGTCTTATAACGGTATTATCCATAAGCAAGGAAGCAGTCTTTATTTCATCTGCATTATTACCTAATCCTGTATTGTCTTTAATACCTAAAAGCATAGGGCTTACTACTCTATGAGCTACTAATACTTTACTTTGTGATTCGTCAGAAAGGAATTGATATTGATTATGTGCGTCTGATAATTGAACTGGTGTTATTTCAGCTTGTGCATCTTTATTGTCATTAAAACTTAAAATAAATTTACCTGCATTAGAACTACCTGAAAACTTTTGTGCAATTCTTGCTTCTATAAGTTCTCTTTCTTGTGGATTAGGTGTTCCATTATTGAAGTTAATTAACATTGAAGGACTTAATCCATTCATTATGTTGTTTAGGTGGTAATTAGATATTTCTTCTTCTAATTCTGCGTATTGTATTCCACCTTGATAATCTACTGGTGCATAGTAATAAAAACCAGACTTGTATGGCTTTATGTAATATATTTCAATATTTTCTTTTGACATTCCATAAGCTGGTATTCTCAATGGCTTGTCGCTTGGCTTTAGTTTAGCCCAATCCTTAAAATAATAGTAAGCAGGAATATCGCCATCTTCATTACATTTTTCTGCTCTTAAAGTTTCTACTGGTATGTGTTCTATTTGTGCAATCTTTTTTCTGTCTTTAGAATAGATTACTTGCATAGCACATTGACCCATAAGTTTTAGGTCATAACTTAATTTCCTAACTACATCTTTTTTTAGAAGTGTAATCATTTCAGCGTATTGTTCTGGCTTTTTATTTGAATCTGTAGCTCCTAAACCTTTACCGTAAATTTGTTGGCTAATACCATTAATACAGGCGTTGTTTGTAGGACTTCCATTGTATCTGTCTATTAAAAATTGAAAGTAATTGTTGTCATCTCCATAAGCAATCCAATCTTGATTAGGAACTTCAATGATTTCAGGACTTGTATAAGTGCTTAAATTAACAAAACTAACTTCTGATTTAGACCCTCTAACAAATTGACCTAAACTATTTCTTTTTCTTTTTTTCATATTACAATGTAATCATTATTATAAGAATTATCTGTTATGTATTGACCTTGATTTATGTCATAATATAAATTATCCATTTGGTCTATTTCTTGGTCAGTACAGAAAATCCTATCTTTAAATATATCTACAATGTCTGTTGTATCTACATTCCAAAACTCATTATATAATTCCCATAAAAAATAATTAGTATTCCAAAAATTTGGGTCACTATATAATTCTATGTCGTAAAAATGACCTTCTACAAGTACAGGACTAAACGCTTGTGAAAATGTTAAATAATTTCCAGATGTTGTAGCATTAGAAACCTGATATGTTTGCTTTACGTTTGTACTATCGTCTCTTATAGATAAAGTAAATTCGCTTCCGTAAACTCTTGGTATTACCTTAAAGTCTTGAGCCGTTGTAATAGTCTTTAATACAATCATTTTATATATAACGTAATAAATAACTTATTTTGTGAAAATGTTATTGCAAAAAAAAAGCACCCCAAAGGATGCTCTTAATTTAATATCAATAAATATTAGTTAGGTACAATTTGTTCTGCGTCTGCAGTAATTAATCCTGAATCTAAAAAGTAAGGAGCTAATTCTTCTTGACCTTCCATTACTAAAGTAAATCCTGATAAATCTCCTGCAGCAGCTCCAGAAACTACAGTTCCAGAAACAAACTCCATTCCGTTTTCAAGTCCACATAAGAATTGATTTCCGTAATAATCTTCAACAACAACATAAGGTCTTGCAACTGCTATATCTTGCAATTCAGCTTGAGTTTTAGCGTCAAGGTAAGTAAGTGTTAAATTTAATGTTTGAGTATAAAAAGTAGTTCCGTTTTCTCTTGAACTTGTTACAGTTGTTTCAAGTGATGAATTTCCTTTTACGTCAAATTGATACCAGTCTGGTTGTGTTCCTGCGATAGTTGTTACTTGTTTTGTAGTAGAATCTACAGTTACACCAGTAATACCACCAAAATCTCCAAGCCAAACTGTTTTTATGCCACCAAAGGCACTTTTACAAGGTAATTTTCTACCTGTGTTTAATGTACAAGCCATAGTTTATATTTTATTTTATAAAAAAAAGGGTAAGTAAGCATATACCCACCTACCCTTTATTTTTGGTTAATTTAATTTATTAAGAATAAAGTACTATTTCAGACCCAATTCCGTATTGTACTCCAGCTGTAAATCTCATAATTACTCTTACGTTTTTACTTCCGTCTATGTCAGCCATATCAATTAGCTTAACAAGGTTGTAATCAGACATTAAGCCTGTTCCAAAGAATAAGTTAGATTTTTGTGCAGCCATTGCATAGTTGTTTGGTAAACCATTAGCAACAAAGATTTTTACACCATCAATAGAAAGGTTTTCGTTACCTCCGTACCATAATGTTCCTCTATTGTCAATACCGTTTGCAACTCCTCCACCATTAGCATCTGTAATAGCAGCATATCCACCTAAAGCTCTAACGTATGCTTTAGCAATGTTTTGTGAAACGTAAATGTGTAAATCATCTTTACCATATAATGTGCTTGGAATTGCATCAACAATTTTACCTAATTCAGCAACTACGTTACCAGAATTAACTCCACCACCTACAGCAGCAACGTCAATTACATCTGCATCTGCAGTAGCTAAAGTTGTAAATCCATCAAATTCTCCAGCTTGCGCTCCACCAAGATTTCCTTGCCAGATATTGCTTTCAGTATTAGCAGATACTTGTTCTGCAACGTGAGCAATTAAAAAACTTGAAAAATCAGGAGGTAAATTATCAAAAGCAGAATATCCCATAGATACTGCACCCCAGTCTGATTCAAAAGGTGTTTTACATAATTCAAGGTTTACTTGAAATTCTATTGGCTGGATAATTCTTTCTGTAAGTGTTACAGAACCAGCAGATGTGAAGTCACAAGAATCATCTGTAATTAAACCAGAAGTAACTACTTTTTTCATAACTTCTTTAAACTTAATGTTTGGCTTAATCTCGACAGCACCCTGACTTAATGTGTTACCACTCAATAGAGCAGCAGCGATGTACTTACCTGCAAATTCTCCAGCATAAGTAGTAGTAATAGTTGGTTGTGGCATAATTTTTTATTTTATTTATTTAATTGATTTAATATATAGTCCATTGTAGAAGGGCGTCTGTTAGGAGCAATTCTAAAATTTTCCTTTTTTGCATTTCCAGCTTCTGGATTATGCTTGATTGGAGCAGCAGCAGGTTGTGATAATTCTTCCTTTAATTGCTCGTTTACTTCTTCGTTAAATTCTTCTTTAATTGTTCTGGATTTAGGTTGTCTTGAAACTTCTTCTTCCATTTCAACTTCTTTTTCTTCTTCCATATTGCTTTCTCCTACTTTAGATTTAAGGTCAGCAATGGCATCTTCAAGGTTTTTAATTCTTTTTTCCATACCAGCCCAATCTTCAACGTCAGCTTCTTCTTCCATTTCTTCTTCTTCTTTTTCTAAATCTTCGGTTTCATCTTTAGATTCTTCTTCCTTTTGTGGAACTTCGTCAGATACTTCTCTAACGTCATCAATAATTCCTTCTTCTGCAACAACTACAAGTCTACCATCTTCAAGTAGGTATTCTCCTACTGGCATAGCAACTTTTTCGTCATCTGTAAGAATGAATATCTCTTTACCTTTTTCAAACGATTCTGCTTCTACACGAGTGCCGTTCTCAAGTTTTTGTTCTTCAAGTTTAACTTCTATGTTTAGAAGCGTCTTGATTTGGTTTAACATTTCAGTTGATTTCATAATTATATATATAACGTGGTTAATTAATTTTTTTGCATTTTCATATTGTTCTTGATATAACTCCTATGCCTTGCGCCCATAAAGAGCCATCACAACATTTTCTTGAATAAGTATTTTTATCTTTACATAAACAAGCACGTCTTGAACTTTTAGGACTCGAATGACTTGGGAAAAATGTTTTTTTAGGCATTAGTTAATATCTCTTTTATTTTATCTAATAAATCGTCTGCTTCTTTATCTTCTGATAATCCAACAGAATCTTTAGGTCGTTCCATTTTATCTGCAAAGTAGCCTTCTATAGAAAACCCTTTTACTTTACCTGTTTTGACATAGTCATTCCACACCTCATCATTGTTGACTTTTACAGCTCCCATCCAAGTTCCTACAGGTACATTCATACCATACTTTCTGGACTTGTCGTGTACTTCATCTTCAACAAGCCAAGATTCTACCAAACTTAAACCACTTAATGAATGTTGGTGTTCTAATGTTGAATTGTTTTGATTGCCTTTTGTCAAATACATTTGGGATGCTTTCAATACCGTATCTTTAGAGAAGTATATATAATATTCATCTTCTCCATTATTTCGATATATAGGTTTGTTTGGTATTAACAAAGCTCCCATTAATATCTTTTTTTCTTTATCTATTTCTGCAAGTTTAATTTCATTACTTTTTAAAGCAACAAAATCTTCTTCTATGGCAGGATTTTCAACTATGGATATTGCTTCGATTCCAGATTCTTCTTGATTTTCGTCAAGTATCAATTCGACTATCTTCATATTTTATATAACGTATTAAATTAAAAATTTTGCATTTATATTGTTGCTCCTTCTACAATATTTCTTTCAAGCCCTTGTGCAGTTGTTACATCATTACTTACAACGTATGCTCTAACAGGTTCACTCGCTTGACTTCCTATTGCGTCTGCTAACTGACTTGTTTCCCCCTGACCTACTATATTAAATGCAGGTGGTGTTGATGGTGTTGGTGGAATTGATGAACCTCCACCTACAGACGCTCCTGCTGGTGGCGTTGGGTCTGGTGTTGATGTTATAGCTTTTACATTTGCAATACCTGCTGCAGTAACTGCTGCTGCACCTATAAAACCAAATATACCTCCTTGTGATAATGCTTTTGTAGCACCTGCATAAGTATCTCTAATAGCTTGTACTATTGCTATAGCTTTACCAAACTTTGAGTTTTTACCTACAATAGTTGCAAGATTTCCTAAAGTTTGAGTCATTTGTGTTTCTTTAGCTTTATCTAAATCTTTTTGTATTTTAACTTGATTTCTTGCACTTTCTTCTGAATAAGCATCTAATTCATTTTGTGCATCCTGAAACGCTTGAGTACCTGCTTGGTATGAATCTCTTTTATCTTTTAATCTTTTTTCTTCTAATTCTTTTTCTTTAATAGCATTAGATTGTTGCGCTTGTAATCTTAACACATCATTTTCCATCATTTCTGCATTAAAATTTCTTTCAGCTATTTGCCTTTCTGCTGTAGCATCTGTTTCCGATTGAGCTAATTCAATTTTTTCTTTTTGCAATGCCACACGATTAGATTCTTGTTCTGACATAAAGCCTTCAATTTGTGCTTCTACTGCCTTAACTTCATTTTTAGCTTCTAATAAAGCTATATAATCTTCATCTTTACCTGTCAAATCAAATTGTGCTTGTGCTGCATCTTGTATAGCTTTTACATTTTCAAGCATTAATTTTTCTTGCTCCTCAAGTTTTTGTTTTAATAATTCGTTTGCTTTAATTCTATCTTCGATATTTATTAAATCATTATCTCTAATTTGTCTTTGTTGTTCTGCTTGTCTATCATAATCTTCTATCAATCCTTGATTAGCTGCCCTTGCAATATCTGCAGATTTTTTTAATTGTATATTTGCTTCTGCATTTTCATAAGCTGCTTCAATACTAATTTCTTTAACTCCTTCAATAACATCTCCAGCTATACTTGTTGCTTCACTTACTGCTTCTGTAAAATTATTTGCAATAGAACTTGATGCGTCAACAACGTCATCTTTTATGTTTATAAATTCTTGACCTACTTCGTCTAATTGTGATTTTAATTCAGCAATTCTTGCATCATCATTACCTCCAAGCCAAGATTGTTCCCACGCAAGTTGTGCGCCTATTATTGCGCCTTTGATAGTTTGAAATGCTACACGAACTGGAACTAAAGCAATATCAAGAACACCTTTTAAAACCTTACCAAGTGCATCAAAGTTTTCTGTAGATTGTGATACGTTTTTATAAACTCCTGCTATAACATCTCCTACTTGTTTACCTACACTTGCTATAGTTTGCATTACTACATTAAACTTATCTACAACTGCTTGATTTTCTTTGAAAGCAGCAAACAATAAACCAAATGCAGAAACAATTAAGCCAATCCCAGCAGCTTTATATGCCTTACCAATTCCTTTTAAACCAAATGCAACAGCCTTTAACCCTCCTTTACCTACTTTTTTACCTGCACTACCTACTGCAATTAAGCCTTTTTTTAATGCAGAAGTATTTTTTTTAGTATTTTCTGTTGTTTCATTTAGATTTACTAAATTATCATTTAAAGATTTTATACTTTTAATTGCACCCTTATTGTCAACTTCTAATTCTATTTGTAATTTCTGACCCATTTTATTTCATTTTTAATTTGTTTAAATCCTTCTTTAAAGGTTTCAGCTAATTTATATTTGCCTTGTGCAATTCTAATTGTTTCTGTTTCTCCTTCTGCTATCTTTAATAATTCTAATATATTTTTAATCATAATTTTAAGGTTGTGCGCATCCTATTGATGTTATTACTCCTGATGAATTTACTATAACAGACCCTTCATCGCCACTTGAATTACAAAATGTTGTACTGGCTGTAGAACCTGCCTGATAATATGTTCCTGCTGCAAGCGTTGTTGTTAAACTATTGTCAGTATATATAACATTTCCTATTGCTAAATTTTGTGCATCTCCAATTAAATTAGAATAATAATAAGTATTAGTTGAACTACCAAAAAGTCCAATATTTGTTAATGTTAAAAAGTTTGTTGTATCATCATTCAATAATTCCATTGAACTTTCTCCTGTAATTAAATTAGTATTTAAGTTGTTTATTAAATAACCTTGATTATTAATTACAACCTTGTCATTCATATTTAAATTGTAAATAATCTTTAATGGGAAATATGCTTTTAATTTTGTTAACCTTCTTTTATTATTAAATATGTCTTGTATGTATTCTAAATAATGTTCTTCAAACAAAGTTCCTGTAAAAGTTGTATCTAAACTATATTCATTTACTTCTAAATAAAAGTTTATATTTTTTGTACTTGTCGATGAACTTATACTTAAACTATTACTTGGTATGTAATAAGTAGTTAATGAAGATTGACTTGTTTTACTATCTCTAAAAGATATTTCTGTTCCACTTGTAATTTTAATTGGATAAAATATTAATGGTTTACCAAAGTATGCTTCCAAATTATCATCAACAAAATATCCATATTGTATTGTTGTTTGTGGAGCAGATAAAGTAGGATTAACATTCACAAGACGTTCCATTTGAATATGCTCAAAAGGTAGTGTTACTTTATATGTTGGATTTGGTGCATCAAAGTTATTGCCTACTGTTGCGTTTCCTGTAAATTTTTCTGCACCCCAACTCTTACCTTGTAACTGTTCGTATTGTAAAGCAAGTAATGTTCCTGTTCCTTCATAACCAAACTCTATTTCTTTATAGGGTAATGCTACATTTACTTGACTTGTATTTGTATCTACATATTCGCTTATATCATAACTTGTTCCTGCTAAATAAAAATCATCTAATTTTTGTACTTTAATTTTACCATAATCTGCATCTTGTCTATTACTTACATAATAAGCAGTTAGATTAAACATTTTAAATATTCCTGTTAAGAAGTCAATTATCTTCATATCAGGTATTTGTTCTGTAATAATAAATTGAAATGTAGCACTTGCTGTAAAAACTGTTGTTTCCCAAAATTCAGACCACCCTGAACCTGCTCCTTGAAAATATCCTGACAAATCCCACCTAACTAAATTAAAGTCAAGCGTAGTAGTAGTTTGTATTACTATTGTATATGTTTCAGCATCCATATTACCCATATCACTTGCATCAAATACTTGCTGACCAGTTAAATTAGACCTTGTAAACCAAACGGAAGTACCTTTATTTATTATTACATCATATTCAGTAGTATTATTAGCAGGTGTTAATGTTAATTGTTGTTGTATTGTTGGTAATGCAGTACCGAATATTTGTAAACCAGACCCATTAATCATTCCTGTTTCATTACTTGGTGTTGGTATTCCAAAACCATCTACCAAAGTAGGAAATGTTGTTACTTGTGATGCAGGAGCTACACTACCTTTTTTACGATGTAGCCACAAATGAAGATTATAAAATTCATCATTACTTGTACTAAAAAAATCATCTGTAAAAACTAATGAAGGATAACTAACTGTAATTGCTTCTACTATCTCATATAATCTTATAGCATATTTTAAATCAGAATATAAAACACCGTGATTATTACTACTTCCAGTATGGTAATACAAATTACCTGTATCGTCTGTATGTGCTGAATTATTACTATTATAAAACAATCTTGATTCTTCTCCACTTGCTCCTGATGTTATAAGAGGACATAATATAGCGTTGCTTGTGTTTTGTAATCTTGCTTTTACTGTAGAAGCATCATAATTTAAATTGTATTGGTTTAAATCATCTAATGCTCCCAGTTTGTCATCTCCTAATATATCTTTTACGTTTACTGTTTCTCCAAAGAATGTAATTCGATATGCGTAGGCTTTATTTAGTTTTAGGTCAACACCTTCAAGTCTTATATAACCTTGCTTAAAAGCTACGTTATTTAGTTCTATGTTTGCATCTACTTTATTTCTTGCATCAAACCCACCTGATATATTAAAGTTGTAATAATGTTGAAATAATTTGTTATTAGTTTTAGAAGCTGGTACTGTAAATGTTTGAGTAAATTCAGTAAATATCTTTGCAGGGTCTTTAATGTTTTGTATTGATTGATTAAATGAAACCTGTTCATCTTTAAATAAATCTACTCTTTCTCCACTAATATATAGTTGTAGTTTTTGCATTATCTAATATTGTTTATGTAATCAAATGACATATCAAAATCAAATGTGTAATCTATAAGTTTGTCGTTTAGTGAAGTCTTTTGAACCATACTATTTTTCTTTACATTGACAGGAACATATTGTGTTGAATTAGGATTAGTAGGGTCAAGTCTTGTTAACCACACTTGTTCTGATAATAATAATTGTTCAAACCATTGATTAGCCCATTCAGGATAATACCCACTACTTAAAGTTATGCTTGTATTTGCTACTGTATTATAATCTTGTTTAGTATGTACATAAGGACTATAAACTCCTGCTGTATTTGTAACGACTCTTTGAAACTTCTCTTGTTTTTTTGTAGTAGTGTTTACAGATTTTAAAAAGAACCACAAGTCTTGTAATGCTCCATACTTATTTACAAATGTAATTTTATGTCCGTTTCCATATTTCGTACAATCAATTCTATTTATATTCATTTTAATTCCTGCTGGACTTCCTACAATATCTAAAGCTGTAGCTCCATAACTTTGATAGCCCATAGTCTCATTAGCAATTATATAAGGAACTGAACCAGATGTATTGTTAGGCACATAAATATAGTATTCATCATTTATCCCTGTATGATTAGGGTCTCCACTAATAAGCCAAGTAGGTCTTGAGCCAAAAGGTACTGTTGGATTGCTACCTTCTGTAAAAGTTCCATACCCATCGTAACCTACATCTGTTATTGTTGATGTTGTTAAAGCTGTTCCACTTCCATCTGTTGATGCGTGTGAAGTTAAAGTAGATATAATGGCTAAAGTTTCAGCAGTATAACTACCATCATAAGTTATGTTTATAAAATCTCTACATAGTTCTGCTATTTCCCAAAGCATATTTGCTCCTGCTGTTGCTTTTTTTATTAAAGTATATTCTATTGTTCCATCAATACTAATAGTTATTTTAGCAGAATTAGCTCCTGTACCTGCTGCTGCGTATTTATATTGTGGACTTCTTAATGCTATTGCTGCCATTGTTTATTTTTTTGTTCCTAATATTATTCCTTTTTCTATATCTAATACAAAGTCTTTTACTAATTCTTCTGGCAGTCTTTTAAAAGCTGCTTCAAATGGTTTAGTGAAAAAGTATGTAGGTTTAAAACCTTGTGCATATATACTTCTTTGTAATACAAACGCCATACTCTTATAACTCCCTTTTTTAAATTTACCTTCTTTATCTCTAAATCTTATATTCTTTTTTTGCGCCCAATCTCTTAAAGGTTGCATTGGTGGCATCTTCTGCTTATAACTAAACTTACTATTAGGTGCTTTTTGTTTACCCCCTTTTATTAAACTTGGATTAGCACCCTTAACTCCTTCGTCTTGAAACATACCATAATCTTCCATATAGAAGTCAAGTATAAACCCTTTTTGTTCTTCGTCTAATGTGTACCTAATAGAATCATATAAAGCACCACCACCCTGATTGTTTTTAGTTAGGCGTGACTTTGATTGTTGAACAACATATTTACCAAAATCGTTTAATGCTTTATTTATATTCTTGAAATTCATTAACAGATTCTTATGTCATTATAAATTACTATATCCATTGTAGCCGTCCATCCTGCTAATTGGTTTTCAAACCTGTCATAAAATGGTTCACAATTTACAGGACTATCAAGCTGGTACATATCTTGATGTAATGTTCCCATTCTTAATACTTGTATTGCCTTGTTTAATACTGCAAGTTGAGTGTTTAGAATATCTTGTTCATTATTGTTTCCTGTAAACCTATCTGTTGTAGGTTGTTTAGATTGGTCTACTATATCCATTGCCAAGATGCTTATATTAAAATTAAGCGTTTGTTCTTCTTGTGTTACGTTGTTTACTATAATATGAGCAAGGGGAAATATATCTTGTTTGTTTAAATTAACATCGTATATGTCTCCTGTAGTTACTGTATTGCAGTTTATGTCTGCAAGTAATTGTGCTTTTATAGTTTCAGTTAATTGGTAAAAACCTCTTATTCCTTGTTGGCTCATTTAAATTTACTTTTTATTTGTTTCGATTCTAATTCGTTTTTGTCTTTCATAAATGCTAACATCATTAAACATTGGTGCATACCTAATTTAGTGATATTTTCAAATCGTGTAATATCTCCTGCAGCGAGTCCGTAAAGGCTCGAATACCATCCCCACTTTTTTGAAAACCCAGCTCTTGAAGAAGTTGTTTCTCCTCCTTGTTCTCCAAATAATTCATCATAGTTTTCGATAAGTCGATGCCTAAATGATAAAAAAAAATAATAGAACCAAATACAGCATCCATTGGCATCTGTAGTAGGAGGTCTTTTGTTTCTACATTATAATCTTCTATAAGGTATTTATCTCCTAACTTTTGTTTAATAGGTCTGTATAGTACATTCATAGCTGTATGAATATTATCCCAATCCCCCATATAGGTATCAAGGTCAATATATTCGCCTAATGTAATTTCATCTAAATCAGGAACAAACCCATATTCAACACCACCTAAATAGAAACTTTTAACCAAGTCTGGTTTTTCTTCAAACATATTAGTTATTAATGTTGCTATACGGTCTGCGTCAGATAATTTAATGTTAAGAGCATCTTGTGTTTTAATTCTACAAAATATCTCAATCATTTTTGATTGTATGAAGTTATTGTCTTTGCTACTGTTTTGCACTTTTAAGAACTTTTGATATTGCTTCAATGTAATCTCATTAAGTTCTGTAGGCACGTTTATATTAGCTTTCATACTTATATAACGTAATTAAAGTACGATTTTAGTATAAAAAAAAAGGTGCTATTTCTAACACCCTTTTTCCACTAAAAACAAAACAAAATTATTAATCTATATATTCGCATTGATGACTACAATACCCCTTCTTATAAATTGGTCTTTCACATTCAATACATTTGTATTGTGGCATATCGTCTGGTGTTTCTGTATAGTAGTTCATAAATTGTAGGCTTTCATTTCTTCTTTGTATAATTCTAAATCGTATAGGGCTTCATTCATTCGTTCCCTGTAATCGCTATTAGCCATTTTACAAGCTGTTAAATCGTTTTGTAATCCTGCAACATAAATAGAGTTGTCTATAAATAGTTGTTGGAATTGTAATAGCTCTTTATTCTTTGGTTTAGCTTTTACCCACTTGTTAATTAGTTCGCCAAGTATTATAGCGTTACTGGTATATTCTAAATCTTGTAAGTTCTGTATCTTGTTTCTCATACTATTGTTTCTAACAAATGTAAGAAAAAAAACATAGCTACATAAAATATTGCCCAGCCTAAAGCTGCATAACCTACAATTTTTAAAAATGATTCTTTGTTTTCTTTTGGAGATATTTTCTTTGCAATGTAATATCTACGCTGTCCGTTTACTTCGTAATAATGTTTCATACTAATTTTAGTGTTAAAGAGATTATACCTGCAGTCCAAGCTATTAAAAGTAATATGCCTATGATTTTCATTGAGTCATTTTCTTTTTTTGGACTTCTACCTTGATTACTTCTATATTGTCTTTTTTTCATATTATGTCGTTTTGATGTTTGAAGTCTAAAATGTTTTTATAAGATTCAAGAACCCAATCTTTGTGATGTGATTTTAAATCTGCATATTGTAATAAACACTTTAATGTAGATTCAACATTGTTAATTTTAAATTTATCTTCTAATGTCATTTGTTCTGTTTTTAAAAAGGGAGCTGTTACACTCCCATTGTTATTATTTTAGTTTACTAATAAATTATCTTCTTTACTATGTTTTTCTAATTCTTTAGAAACTAATTCTTTCATATCATTTAATTGATACCTTAATCTTCCAAGTTGTCTACTTGACATTGACTTTAAATCTTTTGAGTTTACATTTAATAATAAATTTTTCATTTTGTTTTGTTTTTATAACTGCTTCATTGCAATTATACAGCTAATATATAACTATTTATTTAATTAACAAAATATTTAATAACTTATTTATTCAAACTCTAATATATCGCACTTGCTACAGTAGTAGTAGTCTTTATTGTCTTTACCTGAATATATAGTCATTGTCTGTTTACATTTTTTACATTCCATTATTGTATATAGTATTTGCCCCTGTTAGGATTTTGTAGCTGGTAACTTACTGCCATTCTAATTGCATCAATCAAATGATTAAATTTATCGATTGGTGTTTTAGATTTCTTCTCAAGCCAACTGTAGTTGTTTAGTTCTTTTATTAAGTTTATTGAATCTTCTGTTACTACAAGGTCATAATCTTGCATAAGAGCAATTCCAAAGGTAACTGACCCAGCTCCTTTGATTGCTTCTACAATATTACAGCCACGTTGTTTTAGCTCATAAATTAGACGTTTTTCTGCACTATCGCCTATTATTAAACTATCTTTTGCGTGTTTTAAATTAAGCCTTGCTATCTCACTTGTTGTTAATGTTTTTAGAAAAAAGCATTCTTCTAAATATATTATTTTATTAGCTGTATCTATACTTGTTTTTACAAGAGTGTTTTCGTCTGATGCAAATCCATAATCTTGACCATAAACAGGAACTCCTACTTCCTTAAACCTACCTATTGACCAGTTGGTAAATATAACGCCTTCTGCTTTGTTTAAGAATGAGCCAAGAAGCTGATGTTTGTATTTTTCTGGTCTACGTTTCTTTATATTCTCTATTTGGTTTAAATAACTTTCTGATAGGTTTTCAAGATTGTCTAAATAGGTTGTATGTATATAGGTAACATTATCTTTTGAGGTGTTTACACTTTCTTGCACTCCTTTATCTTCAAAGAATCTTTTATATATCCAATGTTCTTTAGTTGTAGGATTTAAGATTAGTATTACTCTATTTTGTTTGCCTTGTTGTCTTACTGATAAATCAATCTTATCAAATGTATCTTCATTAGTAAGTTCTTCTGCTTCATCTAATACAAAGGTTGTAACGCCTTGTAATGACTTTAGATTAGCCGTTTGGTCTCCACTTGATGTTTTTATCCCCTTGAATATTATCTTGCTTCCAGAACGCTTATTTCTTATTTCATCTTTTGTGATATGAAAGTCATCAAACTTTTTAAGCAGTTCGAGCTTCTCAATAAATTCAGGAATAATAGAAATATAAGTAGAAGATAAAGTGTAACGAGTAAACAGAATAGTATGCCCAGCTTCATAAGTTAAGAGAACTAATAAGAGGTTTATAGAAAATGATTTACCAGAACCACGCCCTCCAGTTACTATAAAGTATCTCCCATCTGATTCTGCAATAGGCGAATACTTTTTATTTATCTTAATCACTTAAACTTAATTAAGTCTTTAAAGTTTATATTAAAGCCATCACTTGATGATATGTCTACTGATTCTTTAGGTTTGCCATATCTATATCCAAAGTACAAGTTCATAGCTCTTGAATCTCCTTTTAGTATTTGTTTGCCTAAAGTCTTTATTACTTCGTCATTGTCTATTAAGGCATCAAGTTTTTCAATTAGTTTTAGTTCGTCTGCTTTCTTTGGTCTACCTGCACCTTCTCTTGCTCCACCATTGTTTTTTCTATTATCCATAATATGTTTTTTAAATTGTTCTAAAGCGTCTTTGCTTATTCCATTTAATACTCCTACAATCTCCTAATATATTTAATCTTGAAACCTTATTATTAAAGTTGTTTCTTTCTTCATTAAGTTGACTGTTTCCATTTTTAGAATCCATATTGAAATATTATTGTTTATTCAATCTATATATATAACGTAATTTTTAGCTTAATTTATTCAGTACCAGATATTATGTCTTTTTTTGGTCTGTCTTGTAGAATACTAAAGCCTAATAATAAATAGTTAATAGCGTCTGCATATCTACTTTCTATTGGTTCTGCTTGTGGCATATAAGGGTCTCCTGCGTGTGTTAAGATTGCTTGTATGTGTTTATTAAAGAATACTGCCCAAACTTCCATAGGTTCAATGCCTATGCTTTCTGCAGTAGATTTAAAGTTGTTTAGAATGTCTATATTCTTTTGTGTGTATTCTGGTTGTTTAGCTTCCATTATCTCTTGACATTTATCAAGTAGATATTTTTTTGTTTCTTTAAATTCTTGTTGATTCATAATTCTGTATTGCTTTTTTTATGTATTCGTATAACTCTAATGTTGATAGGGCTTCGTTTAAGTGTAGTTCTATAGTTTCAAAATCTATATTATTATCTTTTTCTACATCGGATTCTATTTCTCTTATGAATCTTTTTTGTTCCCATATTTTTGATTGCACTTTTAGTAGTGCTTTATCTTTTAGTTTATTCTCCTGCATAAGCTGTTGTGCTATCTCTATATTTCCATTCCCAACCTTTTATAAGCAGTTCTATTCTTGTTAATGCTTCTCCTTCTAAATGTTTAGGTATTTGATTTACTAACTTATATAATGGTGTTTCGTTTTTTAATCTATGTATTTCTTCTTCAAGTTCTTTACATTTTACTTCCAAATAGTTTTCTCTATTTATTCCTTTTAGATTCATACTTGTTTTAAGTACAATCATTTCTTCTATTTCTTGAATCTTTTTATTTGTTGATTTGTATATCTCATAGTTTTTTAATGAATGCATTACTGTTGCGTGATTAATAGGTGTTCCTGAATCCTCAAAGTATCTTGATATTTCAGTCCATCCCATATTTACTTTTTCTCTTAATATGTAGAAGAATAATCCTCGCATTTCTACTACTTCTCTTTTTCTTGTTTTTTCAAATATGTTTATTCCTGATAGCTGAATTACTTTTTCTGCTATTTCATTTTGTACTGACCAATCATTGTAAACGATTAAATCATTAGCCCATTCGTTTTCTTTATTCATTTCTTAATTTTATTTATAATTTGTACAAATATACTTTAATTGTATATTATTTAAGTTAAACCATTCCCCTCTAATTCTTTGTTTTATATATTTATTATGTAAATCTTTTTCTATATTTTTTTTAAATGTTTTAATTAAAGTATAAGTAGGTTTTTCAGACTGTAAAGTTTTTTCTCTATTTAAAGGATTATTTGATTTTCCTATTTTATAATATCCAGTATTATTATCTTTTAATATATATGTTTTTTGTTTTTTTGATTTAGTCTTTATTTTTTTTTGGTTGAAATCTTGTATACTTTTTTTATTGTTAATATTTTTTAAATATATAATATACTCATCTTTTAACATTTCATTTATCCATTTTTCTGTATATATAGTAAATCGTTTATCAATGTAATCTTCTGAAATTTCATAAATAATCTCATCACAAGAATAATAAAGTTCAAGTTTAACATTATAAAAATCCCTGACAAATTCTATTTTTTCTTTAAATGTATCTAACGTATAAAAAATGTCTGTATCTATATCACTATCTTTAACTTCATAGATACAAGAATAAGGTGTATGATATTTATATATATCAATAAAAAAATCTCTCATAAAATCCTCTTTAGATAAAATATATTCAATGTGTAAATAACAATAAGCTTCATCAGAATATTCAAAACTTTCTTTTACTCTTTTTCTAAAATTTTCTATGTTTTTTTTATATTTTAATCCTTTATCTGATTTAAAATTAATTTTTTCATAATCAATTCTTAACTTTAAATCTGATGTAATATGTATATTATCCATAATTAATTTGTCCTTAATTTTAATAGGTTATAACATTCTGCGTATTTCTGTCTTGCCTTACCTTTGTATTGTTCTTTAAATAGTTCGTATAGTTTTTTTGTGTATTGATATTTGGTTTTGCAATCTGCATAATATCTTTCAGCAAACTTTTTACCTTTACCTTTGAAGTAGTTTACATTGTCTGCAGTATCTCCTACTATCATCTGTTCATAGAAGTTATACAATGCTTCTTGTTCGCTTATGTCTAATACCTTTCTTGTTTTATAATGATAGTTATACATTAAGCAAGGGAATTGTTTGTAGTCCTTGTCTATACTTACAATCATTACATTATCCCTTCCAAATTCATTTGATAGTGTTTGCCAGTATTTAGCTACTAAATCGTCTGTTTCTAATCCATATACAAATTTGCTTTCAAAAGTATCTTTAACGTATTGGTGCATATCGTGAAGAAGTGGAGGTAACTCCTGCTTCTTTCTGTTTGCTTTATATACTGGTGTAAGTATTTTTCTAAAGTTTCCTTTGCTTCCGTTAAATGTAATTACTTTTTCTATTTCGTAATCTTCTTCTAAATCGTTTACAATTTTCATATATTGTTCATCGAATTTAGCAATAGAATCTTCTATGTCTCTATAGTAAGGGTCTTGGTTTTCTTCGTCTTTTGTTCTGTAGCAACTTGCGAAGATTAAGCTGTCTGCGTCTATGAGTAATATCATTCTATAAAACTAAACAAAATTGGTTTATAAACAAAATGTTTAATAATCTAATTAAAAAAAAAGGGAGGTTTTACCCTCCCATTGTTATTATTTTAATAATTACCAAATATATTCTTTTGATTCTGCTCTTTTTCTGTAGCAAACTATATCCTCATTATATTGTTCAACACAAAGGTTTTTAATTCTCCTTAAATTACCATTGTGTAAAGAACATATTTCAATTTTAGAATAAACTAATTCGCCATTATTATCAAAATAAGAATTTTTGTAATTAGAAATCATTACATACTCAAATTTTCTTTTTGACTTAAATATTATATCATCTACTAAACTATCCTTTGGCATTTTTACAACACCAACTAAAAAACCTTCATCTGAACTAATACAGGTTTTTACAAGTGAGCCACCTTTTAGAAAAAGGCTTTCAACTTCTTGATTAAATCTTAAATTTTCCATTTGTTTTGTTTGTTTTAATAATTACTTCGTTGTAATTATATAGCTAATATATAACAACTAAAGTTATAAACAAAATATTTAATAACTTAATTTAGATTTATTCTTGTAGCTTCGTTTTCTTTTAGTAAATAAACAGGTTTAAGTAATCTTTTTTTAGTCCATAGTGTAGTATCAGGGCAATACATATCTACTGGTTCTGGAAGTTTTAAAGTATTTAACCAATACAAGTAATTACCTTTAGGGTCATTTACAAAATAAAGTTTAACTACTTCTTTATCCATTTTCATTAGAGCATCATATTTAGACTTCTCTAACATTTTATCTTCATAATATTTATTTCTAAACTTCATTTCTATTACACAAGGATTTCCTTTGCGTGTAAAACCACAAGCGTCATAGTGTTTAAAACCATCTCCAGTCCATTCTAAATTCCAGCCATCAAAGTTCAAAAATTTAACAACAGCTTCTTCAAGTTTTTTAATAGTTTTAATTCCCATTATCCCATACTACGTTTAATTCTTGAATCCATTTATTAATTAGTTTTGGATTGCAGGTACAAGGGTGGTGCATCGGATGCTTATAGTAGGTCGAGTGGAACTGACAAACCATTTCAAATTCTTCACGACTAATTGTTGATTTTTTTGAAAGCCTAAATTCTTCCCATCTTTTGAAATCATATTTATTAAATTTTACCATCTTTTAATTTTTATCTCATTGAATTTTTTTCTCCTTTTATCACATCCACAATCTGTTCCAGTCTTTTTTGAATACCAATCTACAAGCCATTTAATGCCTGTATATTTTGTGAAGTAAAATATTAAGTCTCCTAATCTCATATCTTTAGTTTTTTTATATTCCATTTATTACCAAGTTTATTTAAAACATCTGTAATTTTATTATATGTATTATAATCTTGCCATTTCCCATTATAGTAATATTTAGTAACGTAACCATCTTTTAATGGAATGTAATCAGCATCTTTTTTGACATTTACATTTACAAATAATACTATTGATTTTTTTGTTTTCCAAGAATCACATATTCTTTCTAATACTAATCTTTGACCTATAGGGATTTCATTATTAAATCTTTTGACTTCAAAGAGTATTAATACTTCATTATCAAATTCTAAAACACCATCTATGTCAGTAGGATGTATTTTGCCATTCTGTATTCCAGAAAAATCTATTGCTTGTTTAGTTTGATTTCTATTTCTAATTAAACTCATAAAATGTAATTATCATAATTCTTTATTTATTAAAACACCATTTCTTTTTACTTTAGGTTTTCTTTCTTCTTCGATAAATCTTTCTCGTTGTATTTTAGAAATAGCTTTTTGTTTATTAGTTTTTTTGTTTTTCTTTATTGGAACAAATTGTCTCATAATAATTTTTTTAGTTTCTCTTTTACTTTTTTATAAGTGTTGTAAAGCGAATAATAAGGTATGCCAGACTTTCTTGATAGTTGTGCAATACTTTCTCCACCTTCTATTATTTCAAATATCTTTTTATCATACCAATACATATTGTTTAGTTCGTTTTGTATTGTAGCATATACATCTTCATAGTTAGCACAATCAAAGTCTGCTAAAAAATCCCTCATATTGTCTATAGATAATGTAGTCACTTTTGCTTCTTTACGTTTTAAATCCAAGAATAAAGATTTCAATGTTTTAAAAATATAGTAATAATTATAGTCATCTCCAAAATCTATGTCTAAACCTTTGTTGATTCTTTTTTGAATTTTGATGTACATTTCCTGTGTAATATCTTCTGCAGTTTCTTTATTGCAGCCAAAGGAGCAAACAATGTCAATCCATACTTGATGTTTCTTATAGATTTCCGATAAGTAATTCTTCATAATTTAGTTTTGTAATGGGTCGTATAAATCCCCTACGATTTCAGGTAGTCCTATATCATTTACCTTAAAACTAAATGTCTCAAACGCATAACCTCTACTTCTTTTGCACTTAACGGTTATCCATTCTTTATTAACTGTATTTGCTTCTAATTGTATTTGTGTTTCTGCTTTTTTTTCTAAAAAACTTCCAAGATGTCCTGTAGGTTTGTCAGAACCAAAGTTAGAATGTATCACACACATAATATGTACTTTATGTTTAGCTGACCATTCCATAAGTCTTTGAACACAAGCATTGGATTCTTCAATATTGTTAACGTCTGCACATAAGTCTGCAATACCATCTACAATAAGTAGACCAGCATTTTCTGCTTTATGTTCTAAACAATAATCTATAAAATCAATTCTGTCTTTATAATTTATAGTTCTTAAACCATAAGTCAAGTAACCATTAGATGTTCCAGACATTTCTGCTACTCTTTTAAAAACTCTTTGACAATGCCATTTACCTTGTTCTGTATCTATGTGGATTAATTCTTTGCCTTCTCTATGACCTTTTAAATCTCCTCCGAAATGATTTTGGTCTGATAAATAAACGGAAGCTATTAATGATATAAAGAATGTCTTTTTAGTCTTTGGAGGTGCTTGTACAAAGCTAAAGTTTCCATAAGTTCCAATAGGTATTGGCAAAAGCATATCTTTTATTTTTCCTTTTATTAATGTTTCTCCAAGCGATAAAGCTACAGGAGGATAATCTAATTTTTCATTTATATCTATATTACAATCTTCTTCAATAGATTGCATTATAAGATATTGTTCTGTTTGTTGTTCGTCCAGTCGTAATTGCATTTGCATAAATATATAAAAAAAAGGGGTGTGTTAGACCCCTCTTAAAAAAAAATGTTTTTTAGTTCTTAAAATGGTAGGTCATTTGATACAGGAGCAGAAGCATTTACTTCTTCTCTTTCTGCTAACTTTATAATGTCGTTAGTCCAAACTACTTTACCATTTCCAAGATAGTTTCTTTGTGCTTTAGCTTCTCGTTCTTCTTTTGTTTGAGAATCCATTACAGCTACGTTGTTTCCGTATCTTGTTTCGTCATTTACTGAAATTGTTAAGTTATAGTAAACAGCTCCGTCTTTACCTTTGATAAATTTTTCTTTAGGTAATTTATCTACCCTAATACTTGCATTGATAATTGCACTCATAATTTATTGATTTTTTATATTAATATTATTTTCTTTTGTAATCCATTTACCTTGTAGGTCAATAACTGTATAATTGTGTTCAGTTAAAAGATTAATTGCTTTATTTAACTCTTTTGCTTTTTGCCTATAATGGTCAAATATTTGATTTTCAAATGCGTTATGTTCTTTATACATCTTTCTTAATTTTAGTGATTAATTCTTCTTTTGTAGTTTTCTTTTTAAATGATTCAGATTCATCTTCTCCAAATACTCCTAAAGCATAAAATCCTGTTAACTTTAAAACTATTCTTGAAAATGCTCTTTTTTCTGCCATTTCGGTTACATACCAGCTATTACAGTTTCCGTCTTTGTAGTTATCACCTTTTAATGCAGAACCGAATGTTTCCATTTTTCTATCATTCAATTCTCCAAAGGCTTGTATTACTGCAAAATTAGGTTCAGATTTTATAGATTCATAATTTATTTTTATGTTTTCTTGTGCCTCTATTTTTTCAACACCTGTTCTTGTTATAATTGTGTAATGTTGATGTTTAAAAAAATCTTCTTTTGATAGATTGTACTTGTGATAAAGTTCTTTTAATTTTTCTTTGTTCATAATGTCAGTAGATTTTGCGATTGTACTTCCAATTTAGCTTCTAAAACATCTTTTGCTTCTAAAGTAAATTGTAATTGTTTTTTAAGTTTTTGGATTTCTTCTTCTTTACCTTTGATAAAGTTTTGATAAAAACCAACTTGAACGTAATGTTCGTGATAGGAAATTGTTCTTTCTTTTGTCATATATTTATTTTTAAATGAATCATAAATATACACAAAATATTTAATAAAAAAAAGGAGCTAATAAAATTAACCCCCTTTCTTGACAAAGACAAATGTACAGAACACTATAAATATATAAATTAGTTTAAGTCGTTTATTAACAAGTTATATTTAGTTATTAACTCATTTATTTCAGGTGTAGAAAATTTAGTTATTTGTTTTGCCTTATAATAAAGCGCTTCTGAACATCCAGCTCCATATTCTAAATCAAGATTTTTACCAAAAATAAATTGTTCCCCATACTTAAATACATTACATCCTGCACATTGTACTTGGCAGTTTATTTCATCCCATCTTGTTGAATAGTGTTTACGACTTTGGAAGTGACCACATTGTAATTTTTTCCAATGATTTTTTTTGCCACAAGTAAAACATTGAGCTATTTCATTTTTAGCATATCTTTGTCTTATATATAAACTAAATACTTTGTCAAGTTTTTTTATAAGTTTACTTCTGCTTAATTTCTTCATTAGTTGGTATGACGTTATTACATTTTAAACACAAGTAATAATAACCATTTTGGTTGCTTCCTAAATATAACATTTTTATTTTACAGTATCTACAATTCATAATAACTAAAAAGAAAGAAAAAGAAAAAGGACAAAAAGAAAAAGAAAGAAAAAAGCCTACAAAAAAGAAATAATTTTAATTACCTGTTCCAAGCACCGTCCATCTTTATTAGGTTGTGCAAGTTTTGCTATAAGCCAGACAAATATATAAAATATTATTTAATTTTACTTTTTAATTATTTTAGCAGTTTTCTCTATACCTCTTGATGTAAAATAAAATCCTAAACTCATTATAACTATTTGACCAAGTAAATCAACGTATTGATTCGCTATATTAAATTCTCCTATGTTTCCGTCTATTAAAGCAAATAGAGTGTATAGGAACAAAGAAAATATAGTTAGCATAGGTCTTATGTTTTTACTTAACCAACTATCGCTTGACATATCTGCTGCGTGTCTTGATGTTATTTCTTTTTCTAAATCAAGTTCAGCTTTTATAAAAACTTCTTCCATCTCTTTTTCAAATTGAGCTTTTTCAACTTTACTAAAAGTATGTGTGTCTATTATACCAGAAATTTTTTCTGCTATATTAGAACCTGCTGCTCCAAAAAGTTTTGCTAAAATATTTTTCATAAACTAATTTTAATATAATTAATGTAATTGAAATTGTAAATAAGTTAGGATGCCAATGTTCCCCACAAAAACCTAATAAGTGTTTTATAGTTTCCATAATTTAATTTTTAATTTTTATTTTACTATTATTAACCTCTAATCTTGAAATGTCTTTTGTTTCTGCTTTAGGTTTATTTATAGTTTTGTTATTGTTTTTTTCTACATAAATAGGTTGGTTATTTCTATAACCTCTATTCCAATTATTGTTATACCAATTATCATAGTATCGTGGGTAATTAGGGTATGATACTACATTGTAATAGATATTTGGTCTAATCATATTAATAGGAAGCCTTAATGTATCTCCTTGTTCTGTAACTGCTAAAACGTGAGTTATTTGTATTTTAGGTTTTGTGTTGTATGTTCCACAACTAACTATAAATAATAACAATAGTAATATTCTCATTTTTCTAAATGTATTATATTAACTCTATCTTGTATTTCTTCTTTTGTTGCTTCTACTTTAAAACTTAAACCTGCCTTCCATTGACCACGAGGTTTACCGTTTTTGTCAAGTAAAATAATAGTAGGTACTGATTTAATTTGTGCTTTCATAGAAGGAACTAAATCTTCTAATAAAGTCATTTTTACTTTACAATTCTTTATTCCTTTTAAATTATAATTATTTGATTGATTCCATTTTGCGTTTATGTGCAGTAATGTCAAATCTTGTGCATTACCTATCGAACATAATAACAAAACAAACAATACATATATTAAATGTTTCATCTTCTGTAAACTTTATTTTCTAAATCTTTAATTGATTCTTTATTTTCTTCAATATCCTCTTTCATATTTTCAGTAAGTTTATCAATTTGTATCACGTTATTTCTAATTAATTCATCTTTTAACTGAAACTCCATTCTTTGTACAAATTCATCTCCACTAAATCCATCAATCTTATTATTTAATGTAGTTATTTCTCCTTGTAAAGTAAACCACATACTCGCAAGTGATATTGTTCCTGCTATTATAATACCAATAGTTTTTAAATCTAATTGTACGTTTGTATCTTCACTAATCTTTGTTGCCATTTATTTTTTGTCTATTTGTTTTAGTTTACTTATTGCCCAATTAACTCCTGCAGAACCTCCCCAAGCATCCCACATTAAACCTCCACACCCTTCTGTATATGGAACGTCTTTGTGTTGTTGATGTCTCTTAAACGAAGCCATTCTTGCAATAGTATCTCTTGTTATGTTTTTACCATCTGCTAATTGTCTTGCACGAGTCCAACCAACTTGTGTTCCACATTTAGAACCATTTTTTTCTTTAAATGCTATTGCTCTTTTTGCATTGTTTTTTGCACCTTGTGGATAGTCATTATATGATTCTAATTCTACAGAACCTTTAAAAGATTTATAACAAATCGCTACAGCTTGTTTTTCAGGATGGTACTTCATTAATTGAGGTACGCATCTCATCATATAGTCTTTTTGTTTTTCTCCTTGTTTCTTTTTAGGTATTGGCATTATTATAAAATTTAAAATGTAATACAATAAATATTACATAAATGTTTAGTTCACTAAAATCACTACTTTCATCTTCTGGTAAATAACTAAAACCTATTAAAATACCTAAAGCAAACCTTTCTATAATAGCAAACTCTATTTTTTTCATTTGCAGCCTTTACACCCTGTATATGTATAGTACCTGCCTTTGCGTTTTATTTCTAAAACTTGTTTTCTGTTTTTCTTTTTATTCCAACTAACGTGAATCCACTTTGGTTCGCCTTCTTCATTTGGATATTCGTTAATTAAAATATCATAATCTAAATTGTCTTTTATGTAATGAAACATTTCAAGATTAGTTTTACCCCCTAAAGAATCTAAATCTATCGCTAAACCTTCTTTATGAGCAGATGAAATAGCACCACCAATTCTTGAGTTTAATTCTTCTGAC